GTATTAAGTATTACATTTAAACTTTTCTCAGCAGACACTTATGTAGTGAAGGTAGAAAAAAGCTGGGGTACTGACACCGAAACAAAAGTATCAGGCATCTTTAAAGCAGTAGGTACATTACTTACAGCTATCATTCTTGGATTCTTAAATCCTTATACAGTTGAGAGAGTAGACTCAGGTCACGTAGCAATCTTAGTAGAGAACGTTGGTGACAACAGAGGTATGTCTAAGGTAGAATATAAACGTGGTTGGGTATTATTTAACTCTTTCACACAAAGATACTACGAGTTTCCAGTATTCCAACAACATATTGATTACGAAGAAAATGTTGTAATTACTAGAGGTGGTTTCCAAGCTACTATTAAGCCTAGTTTTAACTATTCTCTTAATCCAACTACAGTAGATGTAATGTTTCAAAACTTACGTGTAGACATTAAGCAAGTAGAGCAAGGCTGGTTAAAGAATGCTATTATTAGTTCTGTAAACGATGTAGCTAATTTATTCACAGTAGATAGTATTTTTAATCATAGAGCTGAATTTGAAGCTGCTATTATTGCAGAATCGAATAAGCGTGTAGGTAAATGGTTTACTGTATCTCAGTTAAGAACTAATATTGCACCTCCTCCTGCTATCACAGCATCTATTGAAGAGAAAACTAAAGCAGTACAAGAAGCTCAAGCGGCTATTCAACGTACTTTAGTAGCTAATGCAGAAGCACAAGAAAAAATTGCTAGAGCTAAAGGTGATAGTGCTCAAGCCGTTATTAAAGCAGCTGGTGAAGCTAGAGCAAATAGCTTAAGACAAGCGACATTAACTGATAAATTGATACAACAGCAGTTTATTAATAAATGGGACGGTAAATTACCAGTGTATGGTACAGTACCTCAATTATTTAAGAGTATACAACAGTAAGATATGCATAATCAACAATGTCAATATTGCGGTAAAGATACCTACGATGTAGATATCGACTACTTAGTAGGTACAGATCATTTATCTTGTATGATAGAGCAAGAGACACAAGTACAGGAACCTTCAACAGTATTGAATCCTGATAGAAGATTGTTAGCAGTAGAAGTTGATATGATTAAACGCACACCTAACGATCAAGAATTAGGTGCTAAAGTAAGACAGTTATTTTATGAAGTCTACAACAGCTAAAGAATACTACGAAGCACTAGAAGATGTAGGTGCTGGTACCCTATTCTACCTAAAACGCAAAGGAGAAGAAGAATATATTCTTGAACCTTTGCTTATAGATACTAGAAACAAAGATTTATGTATTAAGATACTGCATAGAGCTATGGAGGAACCTGGATTTATTGCTTTTCCAGGTACTCCTGAGTTCGAAAATTTTATAGCTGAAGTTGAAGAAATGAATAAAAAGTAATACCTTTATAGTATGACAGTTACATTAACACAAGAACATTTTTACATAGGTATTATAGTAGTACTTATAGGAATACAGCTTTATCAGCAAAGACTTATTAGAGGTCTAGAAAAGGAATGCGATGATATCTGGGCGCAACTAGGTACTTTAGTAGGAAGCGTGTCTAAAGAGTTAATTTCGATTCAAAAAGATATTGCTAACAAGCAAGATAAAAAATAATCGGTTATAGAGCTAATCGATAAATAAAATAATACGCTCTAAATTCAATAATTTACAAACATGAAAAAACAAGCAGTTTTATCATTATCAGGCGGGATGGATTCTTCATCTCTTTTGTTACACCTGTTAGCTAACGGCTATGAAGTAACAGCATTAGGTTTTGACTACGGACAAAAGCACAAAGTAGAATTAGAGCGTGCAACAGCATTAGTACAGTACCTTAATCAACAAGCAGGTCCTAATGCTCTTATCAAACCGATAAAGCATCAAATTATTAAGTTAGATGGCTTACAGCAATTATTAAACTCTGCTCTAGTAACTGGTGGTGCAGATGTACCAGAAGGACATTACGAGCAAGACAATATGAAAGAAACAGTTGTACCTAACCGTAATAAGATTTTCGCTTCGTTAATTCAAGCAGTAGCATTATCTATTGCTACTAAGAATATAGGGGATGACTGCACTGTAGGTCAACCAGTAGAAATTGCAATGGGTATTCACGCAGGTGATCACGCAATTTATCCTGATTGTAGACAAGAGTTTAGAGATATAGACTTTGAAGCATTCAAAGTAGGTAACTGGGATTCTGATTTAGTATCTATTAGTACACCTTACTTAGATGTTACTAAGTTTGAGATCTTAGAAGACGGTTTAAAGTGCTGTGAAGCGTTAAGTATTGATTTTGATCAAGTATATAAGCGTACAAACACGTCTTATAAGCCAATTAAAATTACTACTGAACATAAATGGTTTAAAATTGACGATGAAGGAAATGTTTACGGTGATGAACAAACTACTTTAGTAGATAAATGGTACTCTGATTACAAATCAGCAGCATCAGTAGAACGTATTGAAGCGTTTATTAGACTAGGTCGTCCTGATCCAGTAGAATATGCTGATGAAACAGGGCCTGTTAGTTGGGAAGTAGCTAGAGCTCACGTTGAAAAAGTATTAGCAGAACATCAAAAATAAAATATGCCATTAATATCACACGAAATACCAAAAGCTTTATTTGACCGTCACGATGAGGTAAGCGATTATCCTTACGTGTTAGGACATTTATTGAGCTTAGATACAGAATATGCTGATTTTTATAAAGAAAAGCTTAAAACAGCAGAATACTCTATACTAGATAATTCAGCATTCGAATTAGGTAAATCTATACCAATGGAAGAATTATACGAGTTGGGTAAGGAGTATAATCCTACCCATCTTGTACTTCCTGATGTAGTTAACGACTATACTCAAACTTTAGATAATGCTAAAAACTACTTAGCTAATTTTAAAGTAGAAGGACAGAAGTATATTGGTGTTTGTCAAGGAGATACTTTTGAGCAGATTGCAGACTGTATAGATTACTATTTAACAGAGAAAGTAGATATTATTGCATTACCTTTTGACTTAGTTGAGAAGTCTGATTATGTAACAGTAAGATTTAGATTTTTACACTGGTGGTATGCAAACAGATTTAATATGGGAATCGGTAAACCTAAGTTTCACTTATTGGGCTGTCAAAATCCAGTAGAGTTCATTTTAATTAATTCACTAACTCCCCCGTTAAGAGGGCTTATTCATTCTTTAGATACTAGCTCACCTGTCATTAACGGTTGGGTAGGTAATGAATTAGGACCTCACGGTTTAATAACACCTAAACCAAAAGCAAAACTTGCAGATAACTTAGATATTGAGTTGTCAGAAGAACAAATAAACCTTATCTTTAAAAATATAAAAACATTCAGAAGCTATGTCAGTTAGTAACATGTCAGATGCAGCTGCAAAAACGTTAGGATCGGCTAACTCATATGCAGTCTATACAGATCAATTCGATCCAAGTCAATTAAATCCGATGCCACGTATTCTTGCACGTCAAGACTGGGGTATTACAGGAGATGAATTCGTAGGTTACGATACATGGCATTGCCACGAAGCTACTTTCTTATTAGATAACGGTTTACCAATGGCAGGTACGTTAAAAATCGTATGTCCTGCTAGTTCTGAGTTTATGGTAGAATCTAAATCTTTTAAGTTATACTTAAACACATTTGATATGTGTAAGATGGGAGCTACTATTCAAGAAGCTATCGATAACTACGAAAAACAAGTAGCTAAAGACATTAGTGCATGTATTGGTGCAGAAGCTAAAGTAGCTTTCTTTAGACAAGGTGAAGATAAGATGTACGAAGGTGATCCAGGTGCATTCTACATTGATATGTTACGTTTAATCGGTAACAAAGAATTAGAAGCTATGGAGATTACAGACTATGCATCTAAAGAGTCTCACTTTACAGTAATTCCAGGAGAAGACGGTGAAGATTTGTTTGTAATGACTAACTTATTAAGATCAAGATGTAGACATACTAAGCAAAAAGACACAGGAGCTGCTTATTTCCGTATTATTACTAAAGACGGTACTGTAGACTTAAAGTCTTTGCTTAAAGAAGTAATTTCATTACGTGAGGTAAACGAGTTCCATGAGTTCTGTAGTGAGAAGTTATTCAAAGCTATTATGAGTCATCCAAATGTAGAAGATTGCGTAGTAATGTTGTTATATGCAAGACGTGGTTCATTAGATATCAATCCTGTTCGTGCTTCTAAAGAATACTTAATTCCGAAAGAATTAATCGATACAGGTTATTACACTAAAAAAGCAATGGGTCAATAATGAAAGTATTAGGTAATTGGGCAGTACTAGTATCTCAGACAGGTTCTGAAGTAGTAGCTATTAGTGAAAAGCTTGGGATTCTCCCTAGTTTAGTTGTAACCAATAGAATTACTAAGATTTCTGAAAAGAACATGGAGATCTTTGGGAAAAACAATGTAGAGATAGTAGTATTGCCTAACAAACCTACTTTAGAGCAGTACTTAAGGTCTGGATTATTAGAAAAAGAGTTAATTACCTTACATGGATTTCTACGAATTATTCCAGAAGGATTCTTCCCACACTTTAAAGGTAAGATTTATAACGGACATCCTGCTTTAATTACTAGATATCCAGAATTAAAAGGATTTAATAAACAAGAAGATATTGCTGGAAATCAAGAAAAATATCCGAGATGTGGATCTGTAGTGCATGAATGTATTCCAGAATTAGATGCTGGAGAAGTAGTAGCAGTTGTAGCTGTACCTAATACTGCCGATACTATAGACGAGGCTTATGCATTACTTCGAGAAACTTCTCTTAGATCTTGGGAAATATTCTTTAAAGGTTGGTTATCTGAGCAAGAATAGCTATCTTTACTAAAAGACACTTATGAAAATATTAATAGGATCTCACGGAACTGGTAAAACTACCTTATTAAAAGAGGTATCTACCAGATTTCCTGATTATTACGTAACAGACGGGTTTTCTCGTCCTGTATTAAAGATTGGTAGAATGCTTGAGTTATCTAACAACGAAAAGCAGTATGCGATTAACGAATTATCTGCTTGGGCTTACGAAAACTACTTAAATCATAAAAATGTAATTAGTACTCGTAGCTTAGTAGACTGTATTATCTATTCTCAAATCTTAACTCCTGATGTTGATATTGAGAATATCGTTACTTTGTTCGAACAGACTAAAGATCAAGTAGAATACTTCTTCTATATTCCTATCGAGTTTGATTTCGTAGATGATCCAGATAGATTAAGCCATGAATTACAAGTTAAAATCGATGGTATTATTCAAGAGTTTATTAAAAAGCATATCCCTGCAGAAAAAGTCGTAACTTTAACAGGTACAGTAGAAGAGCGTTTAGACCAGATTTCAAAATACTTATAATATACAATATTAATAGAGACAAACACATATAAATTGAGAGCTTAGAATTAG